TCAGGCGCAGAAGCGAATCCTAGTAGTTTTGTTACTCAAAAATATCTCGATAGCCAAAGAAATAAACCGAGTATGAGGGAAAATCTATTCAAGCGATTGCATAAGAATCTTTGGGTTAGCGAAGAAGATTCATTTATTACCGATCAGGATTTTAGAAACTGTCTTGATTATAGCCTGGTACAAAGGCCTAAGAGTAAAATGCCGGTATGGGTAGGGTTAGACGTGGGGGTTAAAAATGATTGGACAGGGATCGTATCAGTAGCCAAAAAAGGGGATAAAATTATAAGTGTGGACCATAAAGCCTATATCCCGGAAGGTGAATTAAATTTTGATGAGGTAAGAGATTATATTGTAGGGCTTTCAAAGCGATATTATATCGAGGAATGTCTTTTTGATCCCTACCAGGCTGTTGCTTTGGCGCAGGAATTGAGAAAAAAAGGGGTTAATATGGTGGAACTACCGCAGACGCAATCAAACTGTATATCATTTTCGCAGAATTTGTATAATCTAATAAGAGATAAAAAGATAAATTTTTATGAAAGTGAGGAAATCAGAATATCATTGATTAATTGTAAGGTGGTTTATAGCGGGGAAAGAGGCTGGAGAATCACAAAGAGAAAATCAAGTAAAAAAATCGACCTGGCCATTGCTTTAGCTGAGGCGGTTTTCGGTGCTACAAGAGCAGATGATTCGGTATGTCAGATTCGTTGGATTGGCAGGGGAACTACTCCGATAGAAGAAGCACGCAAGGAACGAAGGAGAGCCTGGATTGAAGGCGATGATGATTTTGATGATATACCAGAGGGCAATATCGGGATAGGTAGAAATAGGCTAATTGGTTGGTAGGCTTGACAATTAAAATTTTAAGGTGTATAATTTAATTACAATAATTTAAAATAATGTAAAAAAGGGGTGCTTGGGTAATGAAAAAATCCTCTAAGATAAGAAATAAATTCGATTTACAGGACGTTTCCCGGATACTGGGAGTATCTTATGCAACTACTGCAAGAATGTGCCGGCAGGGTAAAATTAAGACTACCAGGATAGCGCAAAAGTATTATGTATCTAAAAGAGATTTAAACGAATATATGAATACCGGGAATATTTTTGATAAGCCGGAAAAAGTAATCATAGATGTTATTTTGGGGGCTTTGAAAGAGGCTAACGAGGAAAATATTAAGAGGCTAGAGTTTGCAGTAAAGCAGAAAATAATTGCCGAACTTGAAGGTAATACCAGAAAAAATTTATTCAAGATAGATCGCAATAATGTAAAACTTACGGAATTCGTTTCTGAAGAAGTAACAAAGCAACTGAAACAAAGGACAGAAAAAATTAAAGCTGAGTTTGCAGAGGCGAAACAATTATAAATATAGAGTGGGGGGTACACTCGGGATAAGATCCCCCTGTCCGGACCCGATTTCTCATCTCGGTGATGGATTCTTCTTATCTTATCCTAATACATTCCTTTAGCAGGGATTAAAATTATCAGGTCTAAAGACTGGAGATAATCCCTTAATCTCAAAACTGACAGGGAAGCGGTAATTTTTATAGATTTTTTTACCGCTTCCCTCAATGAGAAACATAAAAATTTAGACAAATAAAATAAAATAATAGAAGCTGATATTATCAGCGTTGGAGATAACCGCTGAGAGATTCCCTCTTATGTTATTAGGCGTGGAGATACTAAAACCGCTTAATAACAAAGAGGTGAATTTTAATGGCTTTAACAGAAAAAGCACGAATGGCAGTAGAGGAAATAGTAAGACGAGAACTCACTGACCATAATTTCGGGAATTTTAAAAATACCGACGCATACCGAGAGTTAATGAAGCCGGTAAAAAATAAATTACTGGGATCTTTCGGTGGGGATACCGAAAATAATCCAAACTTAGGCTATCACAAAAAAGCAAAGGATTTATTCGGTGCAGGAACAGATCAGGGCTTTGATTCGCTTGGTGATGTCTTACTAGGTATAAAAAATAACGATTATAAGATAACCGGGAAGCTCGACAAGGATATGGACACAATAGAAGGATCAGGCGGGGGCTTCCTTTTACCTAGTGCATTTAGTAATAAGATTATAGATTTAATGTTGGAACAGGAAATTTGCCGTCCCAGGTGCAAAGTATATTCGCTTGGTAAAGGAAAAGGCAAAAGTTTGACAATCCCGGCGGTTGACGATTATGACCATAGCTCTAATATAGGTGGAATAGTAACGTACTGGAAAGCTGAAAATACTGCCTATAGCGAAAGCGACGTTGTAATAAGGCAAATTTCTCTAACCGCAAATAAATTAACGGTCCTGACAGATGTAACAGAGGAATTATTGCACGATAGTGCCGTAGCTACTCAAGATTTAATAAGCGGTATATTTGCGAAGGCTCTGGGCTTTGAGGTTGATAATTGTATCCTAAGTGATGCCGGAACTGGTGCAGGAAAATTATTATCTATAAGTAATTCCAATGCGGTGGTAACGGTTACAAAGGAAACAGAGCAGGACGCTGACACTCTTGTACTGGCTAACGTGGAAAAAATAATCTCTAGGATTTCACCGTTTAGCTTTCCGAAAAGTACCTGGCTGGCAAGTTTAACAGATTTGCCTTCGTTAATGCATTTGAATTACCCGGTTGGTACTGGTGCAATAGTTTACAATGTATTTAATGAAGTGAATAATGTTTGGAAACTTTACGGTAGACAACTATTATTTAGCGAACATATGCCGGTAATTGGAGATGCCGGAACTCTACAACTGATAGACTTTAGCAGGTACGCAATACTTTTATTGCAGGATATTACTATAAAATCAGATTCAAGTTTGGGCTTCAAAAGTGATAGAGTATCCTTTAAGGCAAGCATACGAATTGACGGCCAACCGTTAGACAAAGGCGTATTGACACCTAAGAGAGGCGATACTGTAAGCGCATTTGTTAAACTGGGAACTGTTTAAAACAAAATAAAAAAAGGACCTCCGATCAGGAACCCCTTTTTTTATGTAACGTTAGCTATAAGAGATATAAAATCCCTTTTTTGGATTTTATCACGAAAGGAGCTTTGTGTCAACTATGGAGAAAGGAATTAGAGAAAGAGATAAATTATATATCGGAAATTTGCCTTTTGAATTGGAGAATGAGCAGTTAGGAGAATTATTTAAACTGTATGGAGAAGTTAAAATGTGCTTTGTGGCAAAAAACAAGGGCTTTGGGTTTGTGAAAATGTCTTCCCCGGAAGAAGCAGACAAGGCTAAAGAGGCTTTAGACGGAACGCAATTCCAGGATAGAAAAATAAAGGTTGAATACGCAATTCCAAAAAACTCAAAATAGCGATATCCGGGATAGTTATAGAGCAACCTCTCTTTCGCTTTCCCGGTTTAGCCGGCCGGCCTCTTTTGTGATACCTCACTTTCGGGGATAGCCGGTTGTATAGAAAGCAGGCGTATATGAACAAAAAAGAATTTAGGGAACGAATGGACCTTGAAGATAAAACATTGGTAAACTTTAATCCGGAACTGAATCAAAGCGGTTTATACGACAATGAAGGGAATAAAATTGATACAGATGAAAGAGAGGGATTTGTTTCTGTACCGATAGGGTTTGTTAATTCGGGAATATTTTTTAAACTTACTTCCAAAGATAAAGATATTTATTTCTTTTTAGCAAGTAAGTGCAACCGGTGGAGAAATACCAGGGTAACGAATAAGCATATTTCTGAATCTACCGGGTTAAAAGATACAACTATAAAAAGATCGTTAAAAAGGTTGGAATTTTACCGTTTTATTAGCCGGAGAAGGTATTCAGTAGGGCCAAAGGCTAAAAGGCGAATTATAACACTTTTACGGTGGGAAACTGCCTATAAGAAATTAATTGAAGAAGGGAAAATTAAGGCTATATCAGATAAAGAAATAATTTTCATAAAACCATATAAAAATGGATTGCCTACATAGGGTACTCAAATGTACCCATTAGTAGGCTCGCAAGATATGATTTTTCTCTTTAAAAAGGTACTCAAATGTGCCCATAGTAGGGGTACTCAAATGTGCCCATTAGTAGGCTTATAGAGGTAGTTATAGGTGGTATTTCTCTCTGAGCTTACTTCTTAATCTCTTTCCTTCTCATATTAATATCTTAGAAGTATCTTAAAAAGTAGGAAATTCAGGATCAGAAGGATAGGAAAACAAAAAGAGGATTTTTCAGGGGGGCGAACATATGTATATTTTTCGTTCGCTATTTAATATAGTTAAAAATTAAAAAGGGGTGATCTTCAAATGATACCGGACAGGCTGGAATACCTTGACCGGGTAGATAGATTTTATAAGATGCTAATTGACCAGGCTAAACAGGATATTATAACAGAAGCCGATTTCTATTTGTTGTTATCGGTTAAGTGTAAGAACTTAAATAAGGAACGAATGAGGAATAAAGTTTTGTTAAGTAAGAAGGCGCAATAGGGGTAAAAAGGCCTACGGAAAATATTTTAATTTTTATGTGAGTAACTCGGGGACTCCGTTTAACCGGGATACTATCCGATACTTAACAAAAGGGTTAAAGTGTAAAATATAAAAACATATATAAAATAAGGCTTTCAGGGAATATATAAAAAAACAATATAATTATTTGACATTTTATTTAACCTATGTTATAATTTTGTCAGATAGATAAAATAAAACATAGGGGGTGTTTAACGTGAATATTGTAGAGCCAATCAGATCAGAAAATCAAATAAAGCAGATAAAAGGGAATCTATACCGGCAAAAGAATCCTAGAGATTATTTAATATTCGTTTTTGGTATTAATTCAGGCCTAAGAATCGGGGATATATTATCCCTGAAACTTGCAGATGTTAAGGATCATAAAGGGAATACAAAGGACTATTTGACTATTAAAGAGCAAAAGACCGGAAAGACCCGGAAAGTTTTCTTCAATAAACAAATTAAGGAAGCTATAAACTATTATCTTAAAAAGACTAACCTCTTTGACCTGGACAGATACCTATTCACTAACGAGAAATCAAAAGAGAATAAACCGATTAGCAGGGTTAGAGCCTACCAGTTAATAAATAAATGGTGTAAAGATGTAGGCCTGGACTGCAAGGTTGGGGGCCACACACTAAGAAAAACCTTTGGCTATCATATGAGAATGCAGGGCGTAAGTATTGAAAGGATCTCAAACCTATTGAATCACCGGAATATAAAAGTAACTTTCCGGTATATAGGAATCAACGACGACGAAAACAAAGAAGTTATTAATAGCTTTGGGCTTTAACGGGTGCAAGTTTTTAACAGAAAATATCGAAGAATAACGTACAAAGACAAGCGGGCTTTTTTTGACCCCCCTTAAAAGCGAAATTTGAAGGCCTAATTTTAGCTAAATCAACGAAAAAGCCTTATTTCTTATAGCTTATAGTTATATTCAGGATTTAGGGCTAAAAAGGGGGTTGATAAATCAATACCATAAAGAGTAAAGAAACGCTAACAGGGCTATCAGGGGCGTTATTTTAGGGGTATTCTGAGGAAGTTATCGGAACAATAATAGGGGGTAAACGTGGCAAATAAAATTATCGAATATATTTTGGGATTGGTTATCTTTATTTTTGTAATGTATATATGGAGTATGTGGGCTGGGTATGTGGTAGCGAAAGAAGATTGGTTGATCGGTATTGCCGGGTTTATATTCATATGGTTTTTGATTTATATTGTTTTTAAGGAAAAGAAATAATAAGGGGTTAAAAAATGTTATTATTAGGGTTTAACAAGCTATCAAAACTATCTGAAAAATTAGAGGAATATATAAAAAAAGTAGAAGAAGAAACGGGTTGTCCCGCTCGAATAAAAAATGTCCAGGATGTAGGATTACCTGGCGCGGATTCAGTGTTTTTATTACATCCTAAATATATACGCGTGGAAATTATTGAAGAGAAATATTTAGACCCGAAAGGGGAGATCAAACAAGAGGAAATCGAATGTATAATTGCTCATGAGGTAACGCATGGACTTCTTGCTTATAAAAAAAATTATTGTCGATATAATACTTTAATTCTTAACAATAGTGAAGAAGAGGGGAAAAGCGCTGACGTGCTTTTTACGATGATAGAAGATATTGTAGTTAATAAGATTATTGATGAAAACAATTTTTTTCAACCACTTTTTAAAAACTATATAAATATCTTAACCAAAAGAGAAATTGAACCTTTAAGGGATAGGAAAGATTGTTATGAAGTTAAACAACATTCCCTTATATTTAGAGACAGGTTTATGGTATGGAGATATATACAGGCATGGGGCTTCTTAGAATACTTTGATTTTGATAAAGATAGCGAAAGAAGTATTTGTGAATATTTAGAACTATTTAAAAAATCATACCCTCAGCAATATGGACAAGCAATAAAAACTAAAGAAATAATTCGCAAAAATAAGATTCCTACCTCAGAGGGCTTTTGTAAAGCCATAAAGAAATGTTTAGATTTAGATTTTTGGAATATTCCACATATTGAAATTATTACAACGTTGAAAGAATTACAATTATTACAAACATATAACAAGGGGAATATATGAGAAAAATAGCAATATTAAATTTTAAGGAGGTGAAATTGATGGAAGAAAATATAAAGGAAAAAGAATACCAAAAGGAGATTCAAGATTGGCTTAATATATCAAATAAAAAGTTCAACGTCTTATTTGATAATAAACTTATAGGAGTGTTTTATGAAGCAATAAATAAATTTGGCTTTGAAAAGACTTGGGATATTTTCATGAAATTACAAGATTATTTAAAGTTTGATATTTATAAAAGTGTAATTTCACAAGAAATAAAAGAACCTAATCTTAAAAAAGTTGTAGATTTAGTTAATAAAGAATTTGGTGATAAGACTGGTTATTCAAAAGAAGACCTTTTAAAAAGTATAAAAAGATTACAAGTGAAATTGATAGAAGAATATGAAAAACTAAACAGTGAAAAATTAAAGAATCGCATAGAAAAAAATAAATACAAAGGGGGTAAATAATTGAGAAAAATAGCAATATTAAATTTTAAGGGTGGAACCGGGAAAACTACGACAGCGGTCAATCTAGGTCATGCCTTATCTCTTAAAAACTACAAAGTTTTAATTATCGATTGTGACGCTCAGGGATCAATAGCTGGTTGGTTTGGAATAGATCTGGAATTGACATTGTTTGATTTGCTATCAGATAAGGCGAAATTAGCGGATTGCATTTATCCGATCCGGGATAATTTAGACAGCATAGTAAGCGATAAATACCTGACCAGGATTGAGTCAATATTGATAAAAGGAAAAAATCCGGAGAAAGTTTTCAGTAATAAGCTTAAAAACCTAAAGGGATATGATTATATTTTCCTGGACTGTCCACCAGCCCTAAGCTTAATCAATCTAAATATTATGGAATATGTAAAAGAAATATTTATCCCGGTTAACATGGAATATTTGACATTGAGGGGGATCAAGCAGGTTCTGGAGTTGATCCCGGAAAATATGCAATATAAAATTATACCGACATTTTACGATCAGAGAACCAGGAAAAGTAAAGAGATACTAAACGATTTAAAAGACTATTTTAAGGATCTAGTAACTGAACCAATTCGAGTAAACGTTAGATTATCGGAAAGTGCAAGCTATCATAAAACTATTTTTGAATATGATTCAAGCAGTAGAGGCGCAATTGATTATAAGCTTTTAGCTAAGGAGATAATAAAATGAAAAAAAGAACTGGCGTAAGTATGAAAGAACTAATGTTAGGAGAAGAATCTTATAAAAAAGATAGTACCAGTAAGACAGTAAAACAGCATACCAGCATACCGGTAAGACAGCATAACGGTAAAACAGAAAAACATAAAACCAGTAAAACAGTAAAACAGGTTAAGATTAAAAAGGTTACCTATTATATCAAAAATGCTGATTTGATTAAAAAATTAAAAATCTTAGGAGTAAAAAAAGAAATAGATCTATCGAGCCTAGTTACTGAAGCCATTGAGGATTTATTAAAAAAATACAAATAGTAAATCGGCATTACAGTAATACAGCCTACCAGTATAACAGCAAAACAGCATAATGGTAAAATGGTAAAAGAAGGTGAAAGATAATTACAAAATACAGGCCAAAATCTTCCTATGTGTCAGATGACCCGGAAAAGCGGGCCAGGTCCCTGGCCAACCTAAAACGTGGAAAGAAATCGGGATCATTACAGGAAATAATAGAAACAGAAAAGAAATTGAAGGATTTGGATATTATATCATTTTGCGAAAAGCATATTTATTTACCGGAGAAACGAAAGACCCTGATAAAATTAGAGGGTTGGGAAAAAGAAATAATGAAAGATTGCTTCTATGATCATAGGCCTCGTATGATAGTTATAAGCGTAGCCAAAAAAAACGGAAAATCTACCCTTGCCTCTGCTATCCTGACTTGGTTTTTGAATTGTCAAGAGCCAGGCGAGATATACGTTTGCAGTAATTCAAAGGATCAATCTAATTTTGTTACTTTCAGGAAGATCGTTAAGATGGTACAGAAGGACCCTGAGCTGGCTAAGATGTGCCGGGTCTATGCCGACTATATAGAGAATACAAAGACTGACACAATTTTAAGATGTTTACCCTCGTCTTTCAGAAGCTCGGCAGGGTTAAATTGCTTATGCATTTGCATTGACGAATTATCCTCATTTGATACAGATTCCTTAAAATTTTTCTTTGACGAACTGCAATTATCCCCGATATATAAATATCCTCTAATTTTGATAACCTCTACCGCTGGCCGGGAAGAATCCGGCTTGCTTTGGGATTTAATTAAGGCTTCTGAAAAAGGCAATACCGAAGAAAATTATTTCTATATCCGGTCAGGCGCAGAAGCGAATCCTAGTAGTTTTGTTACTCAAAAATATCTCGATAGCCAAAGAAATAAACCGAGTATGAGGGAAAATCTATTCAAGCGATTGCATAAGAATCTTTGGGTTAGCGAA